GTCGCTAAATATGGTAGGCTTCCAGCTCTAGGAAGTAGGCAGCCAGATAAGGCTACTTACCAGATTTAACGAGGAGGGAAATGTCTACTGACAATACCGCCAAAGAACGATTGGCTATTTGCAGAGAATGCCCAAGACTGTTCAAGCCAACCATGACATGTAAAGAGTGTGGTTGTTTCATGCAAGTTAAGACCAGAATCCCATCGCAATCTTGCCCACTAGGAAAGTGGTAATCATGTCATACAAAGTAATCACGTCTGCACTTGGACCACTTATTGAGTACCCAACTGAAGATGGTGGTGTGGCTCAATGCTCATTGAACGACATACCAACATTGTTCTCCTTGATGGCTGAGTACCCACAACTGATGGATGAACTGATGAAGAGCATCATCGACAACATCAAAGAGTCAACTGACGAAATGATCGAAGCCTTTGAGAACCGGTATCAGTTCTACCCTCACAAGCTTCACGCTTATCTAACGGCAATACAGTCGTTTGACTATTTCTCTTTGTTGTTGCTTCCAAAGTTCAACGAACAAATTGGACGAGACGAAGAGCAAATCTCAATGGACCAACAAGGTTCTATTTCTGGTGGAGTTGGAAAACTTACCCTGTACTAGAGGGAAAAATGAAATCAGTAAATGTTTACTGGGCTCCATTCACGGATGTCCAGGGATTTAATACATCACACACATACCTGCCTTTAAGGTCTGTGTTTGAAGAAACGTTCCCATCCAGGAACACAGACAACACAACCCCGTCATTCTTTCAATGTCCGGCAACTTCAAGCCTGATGAAGAACACGTTTGTTATGAGGTCTCCGGTTGAGCAAAAGATAAAAGTCTCTGAATCAAAGGCTGATGTTTCTGTCCCAAAAAACAGGGAGAAGTCAACTCATATTAAAGCTGAGATATTTCATCAGCCAACCATCTTTAACCAAAAGCTTGTATACCTGAACCATCCATTCATTATGTTTAGCGAAGAGGATCTGATGGTCACTCTTACTGCACCATTCTTTGAGAAGTCAAACCTATCCAACTATGGCATGGTTGTTCCTGGCCAGTTCAATATAGGCAAATGGTTTAGGCCATTGAACTCAGAAGTCAACCTATGGGATGGGCTGTCTGAGATACACCTATCTGTTGGTGACGCACTCTGCTACGTGCAGATGCAGACAGAAAGACCAATCAACCTGAGAAGGTTTCAGATAAACAAAAGACTTACTGATATTGCTCTTGGTCTAGTGCACAACAAGCCTCTATCAAAGCTTGCAAGAATGTCAGAAAACTATAGAGTGTTTGAGGAATCAAAACTAAAGAAGCTAATACTCAGCGAGATCACGGAGAATCTTTTAGATGACTGAAATGAACATAGTCTTTGAAGCAAGCGATGAGTTTGTTGCAGAAAATGTACCTATGCCAAGACCTGCAAGTTTGTGTCTGCCTGATTGGTACAAGCAAATGCCAATCCAAGAGAACGGAGTAAAGTCTTTCTCCTCTACTGGAAGAATGAACACGACTGTAAAGTCATGCATGCCTGTGCTTGATGCAATGACAGCTGGGTATATACAGGAAACTTGGTGCGATGTTCATGTGTCCATCGTCAACGGACAGGTTGAATACGTATCTTCAGCCAAGCCATCGCCTCTTGTGGCAAGATCGGCCAGAGGCACGCTTGCAAAAAGAGAGAATAGGTACCACAAGTTTGAGTTGGTATGGCAAAACCCATATCAAATACACACACCAAAAGGAACATCTTGTTTAGTAACCCACCCTGTCAATAGGCTTGATCTTCCGTTCCGCGTCTCAGAAGGAATAATGGATACGGATGCAGGAATGTTTATTCCATTTGGCAAGGTTCCATTCTTTCTTGACGGTGACTTCGAGGGTCTTATACCAGCAGGAACTCCAATGTTCCAGATCATTCCGTTCAAGAGAGATTCATGGCAATCGTCAATGCTTCTTAGAAGCGAAGCTGAAAGAAACAAGGAACACAGGAAGATAACCAAGTATCTTTCCGGTGCGTACAGAAGGATATACAGGACACCTAAGGAGTGGAAGTAATGTTTGCTACACCGGTAGTAAAGCACAACATCGGAAGAAGCTTCACAGAAGCTGAGCTATCAAAGATCAACGAGATCTTGAAAGAGTTGCGTCCTAATACAAACAACCTAACAACGATGGACGACATGGTTCTTGAGCATAAAGAGATGTCGGACATAAAGAAGTTCTGCACAGACAAGATGACTTTGTTTGCCGAGGAGACGCTGAACATAGTTGAGACAAGGTTCAGGATAACTCAGAGCTGGCTTAACATAAGTAAGAAGGGTCAGTCACATCCAAGGCACACGCACCCCAACTCGATCTTTAGTGGCGTGTTCTACCTAAACGTATCCCCAGGTGATCAGCTTGTGTTCCACAGGCACAGAGATCCTGGTTCGTTTGCATTCCCAAAGTCTGCAGAGAATGACTTCACACGACTTCAACAAGAGATAATGGTTGAGAATGGTGACTTGCTTTTGTTTCCGTCGTGGATGGAGCACTCGGTTCCACTCACCAATTCAGACAAGCGAATAAGTCTTGCCTTCAACTCTTTCCCTATTGGATCCTTTGGATTAAGGCACGGCCTTGCCTACTATAATGAAATAAAGGATGCGCAATAACTCATGGTGGATAATCTTCATTCCCGTTGCTACTCTGGCATTCCTTGCCAAGCCAGCTAAAGCGGAAGAAACTGACAGCTGGACATACAGCCAGTCATGCCCGACCTCTGGATCTATTGACGTACTTGAAGACAGCATAATTCTGCACGGCCCAGACCAGGGCGGGTGCTCCGGTCAACCACATTGGGTAAAGATAGAGATAACAATCCCTGCTGATGTAGACACAGTTGACTTCACTTGGTCTTATCAAACATATGACGGTGCTTGGTATGACCCACCACAGTACGGAGTCAACGAAACATACGTTCAGCTAACAAACTCAAGCAATGCAACTGGTTCCCTATCTGTTCCAGTAGAAGAGGGAGACATCTTTGCGTTCCGGCAGTACTCTACAGACACATGCTGCCAGCCAGGACACTTGACTATTAGTAACCTATCTCTATGGGCATCTATAACCTCATCCACAACGTCGACGACGACGACTACTACTACTGTCCCCGAAACGACTGTGCCTGCCACGGTCCTGACTACCACGACAGTTCCAGAAACTACGACTACTTCCTCACCCCAAACAACATTGCCAGTATTAGAGCCGACCACGACACTACCGCCAGTAACGTCAACATCTACGATTCCTCCCACGACGGTCCAAATAACCGTTCCCACGGTGGTAGTTCCCCCTGCCACGACTGTAGCTCCTGTGCCTGTGACGACAACGACTGTTCCCGAGACCACGACAACAAGTACGACCACCAGTACAACGGTGCCAGAATCAACGACCAGTACAACGGTGAAGCCTCCAGTAGAAATATCCACGACAACTTCAGTAAGTCCAACAACATCAGTTCAGACTACCGTTGCCCCGACTACAACGCTACCGATAGCAGAAGTTTTACAGGATATCTCAACTAAGTCCAATGAAGAAGTTGCTGCCCTTGCAACTAGTCCTCAGGTGCTTGCAACAGTTAGCACTCAAGAAGCTGCTCAGATCTTTGAAGCTTTAGACGTAGCCGAGCTTACGGAAGCAGAGACGGAGCAGCTCATAGAAGCCGTCCAGAACGCTCCAGAAGCCGTTAGAGAGGAGTTCGAGGACAAGGTGGATGTCTTTAAGTCCGGCCTTGACACGTACGTTCCTGTGGGTTCTACTATCCCGGTTGGGACTAGGCGCACCCTGATCGCCGTAACCGCGGGGATAACCCTCGCAGCAGCGGGTACTAGAATTAGACGATAATGAGAAAGATCTTTGACCACCTAGCTGATAACTCTTGGACTTACGCTGGTACCGGCATGGTCTTGATCACCCTGTCTGGCCCCACTTTGCGGCAGGCTCTATGGATTACTGGTGTAACATTGGTATTGCATTCGGTATTAACACTTAGCAAGAAAGACTAATCATGGCTAAACTTCAGAACATCATCTTCCGTATCTTCGCATTGTTCGGCTCATCTGCATTGGCAGCTGTTGCTGGTGGTGCCCTGATTGGCGTTGACCTTTGGAAGTCAGCTGCACTTGCTGGCATTATGGCATGTGCACAGGTAATTGAAAAGCTCTTGCGCTTTAGTGTTGATGGCTCACTCACCAAAGAAGAGATCGAGCTTGCGTTTACTGGTGCAGTTAAGGCTAAGCCTGAAGTAGCCGAATAATGGCAATGAAAAAGAAGGCAGCTAATGACCTTCCGATTATCCCAGTAAAACTTTGCTCGTGCTTAAAGAACGCTAAGCCAGGCGAACTACCACCCAAACTTCTTCGTGCCATCGAAGGCAAGGGTCGGTTGCACCATTGTGCTGCTGATGCGTATGAAGCAATGGATGCTGCCGCTAACGCTGAAGGAATTGACCTGTCTCCGACTTCGCAAGCGGACACATACCGCAGTCTCGAGACCCAAGAGTATGGATTCTACCAACGCTACACAACCAATGTTTTGCCTGGTCAAAAGCCACGCATATACAAGGGTCAAGCTTGGTATCTCAAGAAAGGTATGGCCCCCTTGGCGGTGCCGGGTACCTCGAAGCATAACCTCGGGATTGCCGTTGACATTGCGAACTCTAATGGCAAACGCTTAGAGTGGTTGAAGGCCAACGCTGTGTCATTTGGATTCTCATGGGAAGTTGTACCTGAAGAACCATGGCACTTGCGCTATGTGGCAGGAGATAACAAACCTCAGCGTGTGCTTGAATACCTAGCGAGCAAAGCAGTCTAATGTGGATGGTGGTGTCGCTATCGTACTTGCTGCTGCTGTTACTGGTTCTTTTAGTTTGCTAACTGTGCTTGTGCAGAAGTTCCGCAAAGAGAACGCCCGTGATCACGACGTGGTTATGGGAATGCTGAAGTACATGCACAAATCTGTAATCCGTACAGAGGGTAAGTTAGACAAGCACATTCAGGACCACGACAGAAAGATCTGAGTGCCCCCCGTCGGGTTGCCACAGTCCGACTCCCTAAACAAATTCACAGCGCCCAGCCACACGACATGGCTGACTACCCAGGTTCCCCTGTTTACTGCCCACCCTCTGCGACAAGGGCACACACATGCGACTAGCCAGTTGTTGATCGAACACGATATACCCCTACCCAAACTTTTGCAACCTGTGTGTTAATGTTTCTTCCGTCACTCGGGGGCTTTGGTTATTCCCTTCCTTGGGCCTCCGGGTGACACCTACATACGGAAGGAAACCAATGAGTAAATTCACAGAAGTACTGTCAACTAGACAGCATGTTCCAGCTCAGGACAAAATCAAAAATGCTCTTGATGAGGAATCATACAACGACTTCATGGAAGCAATGAAGAATCCTGGGATAACAGCAGCAGCTATCTGTCGTGCACTAAAAGATCTTGGTGTCGAAGTATCTGTAATGAGCATACAAAGATGGAGGCAGAAGTGAGTAGTAAGTTCCAAGAGTCTGTAGAGTTGCAGAATGAAATTGCAGAACTTAGGCGTGCTCTTAAAACGAGCCAGCTTGCAGAGTCAAGATCAAAGATCAAGTCTCAAGGGATCATTGATGCGGTATATCGTGCTGCAAAGGATGCGTCTCTCGCTACGGGCAATGCACGCAGAGCACCGGCGCTACCAAAGAAAGATGTACGCAAAGGTAAAACGGAGGTAGCACTTGTTCATGCCACTGATTGGCAATGTGGAAAGAAGACTCAGTCTTACGACATCGCAACTCTCTCACAAAGAATGGAAGAGTTTGCAAACAAGGTACTTGAACTTACTGATATCCAGCGTGCACATCATCCTGTAAAGGAATGCGTTCTTATGTTTGGTGGTGACATGGTGGAAGGTGTGTCAATCTTCCCCGGCCAAGCATACGAAATCGAAGCACACTTGTTTGAACAGTTGTTCGAAGTCAGCAGGATCATGGAGCAGATGGTACGCACATTCTCTGCATACTTCGAGAAGGTTCATGTTGTGTGTGAATACGGAAACCATGGACGCTTGGGTCGCAAAGGTGACATGCCAGGTGGAGACAACATTGACCGTGTTGCATACAAGATAACTAGCGAGCGCACGGGCGATCTAAAGAATGTGACATGGCAACAGTCTGGCGACTGGCACCAGATAGTCACAGTTGGAAAGTATCGTGCGTTACTTGTACACGGCGACGAGATCAACAGCTTTGGTGGCAACACACCAGCGTTTGGTATCTTGCGTAAGTGCAACGCTTGGTCTACTGGTGTAGTAGATGAGTTCCAAGATGTGTACATGGGACATTTCCACACACCAATGACATTGACCATGGCTAATGCCGGTCGTATCTTTGTGTCAGGATCACCGGAGTCACACAACGAATATGCCCGTGCGTTCATCGCAGCGGTAGGTCAGCCGTCCCAACGCCTCCACTTTGTTGACCCTGTAAAGGGCAGAGTGACAGCAGAATACACATGTTGGCTTTAATCACGCGTGTGTGCGCGTGCGTATATGATGGGGTGATCCCGCGATCCCCCGTTTGTGGGGAGAAACTAGACGATGCCGATGAATGAACCGCTCACCTATATATACGTGACATGGAGGGACGCGCACTCCGGCACCGTCACATGGACACAGCCATCGGAGATTGATCCGGAGCCGTGCATTGTGAGAACGTCTGGCTTTCTTCTGGCTGAATCAGAAGGTGGGAAGCCAGAGCACATCACCGTGTTCCAATCGATCACACCTGATGGTGATGTTGACCATGTGCTTCACATCCCAGTCAAGATGGTGGTGGATTTCAAGTGCATCCAAGTTGACTTTGACGCCGGGGTTGTCATAACTAGGAACAGCTAGTAGCGTGATCCCACCCACAAGGAGGGAACATGGAAGAGAACAGATATCAAATTACAAAGCCGACGCACGGTAGCCAGGAATGGTTGCTTGCTCGCTGGCAAGATGACAAGGGTCGCAAGCGCATTGCCGCTTCTACCGCAGCAGCAGTACATGGTGAGCATAAGTACATGACACCCGGCGATCTTGCTACCGAACTGTTGGCAAGTGAACCACCAATGCCAAAGCCACCGACCCAAGCAATGGAGCGTGGCAACCGCATGGAACCAATGATCATTGAATGGGTTGCAGACGAAGAACGTATTGAGTTGTTCACACCCAATGAGTTGTATTGCTACGACGATGGTCGTGCCCGCATGGTTGCCACCCTCGACGCACAAGACGGAACAGGAACCCCATTTGAAATCAAGACGATCAACAAGAAGTGGGACGGCAAACTCCCACCACATTGGTACTGGCAGGGAGTACAGCAGTCCATCTGTTCAGGCATGCGCGACATCGAATGGCGCATCTTTGACAGCGACATGGTTATCCACCGCCATAAGCAAACCGTTTCGTCTGACGAGCGCCAAGTACATATCGAGGCAGTTGCAAAGTTTCTTGAGGCAATTGACCTAGGTGATGTTCCTGATACGGCAATCATGTCGTACGAAAACATGAGTGAGTTGTACTCCAAGTCGCTACCCTTGCAGGTAGAACTTCCGGGTGAGGCATCGCTAATGATCGCTGACTTGGAAAAGGTGAAGCAAGGTATCAAGGCGCTGGAAGAAAGAGAAAGTATTCTCAAGGCGGAACTTGGGAAGCTACTGCAGGAAGCAGAAGAAGGTGTGATCGACGGGGAGGTCGTGATCACCTGGAA